CTAGAGCAAGCATTGACTGATCCTGTTTATGCTAGAGATTTATTAACTAAAGATTATGGTGTTAAATATACTAAACCAAATTATTTTCCTACCTTATATAACGTTTTAAATAGCAATAAGGAATAATCCACAAAAAATCTTAATAACTTTGTGAATTAAGCAGGTAAAAGGTTGGATTTTAAAGCTTTTATTGACTGCCTAAAAAATAGGCAAAGTCAAATTAAGTCTTCTTCCTGTTCCTCTATAAGAGATACCTCACCGCTTAATAATACAGATGTGGTAATGTGCATATTCTCAAACTGCAAAAGAGGGTTTGTTTGGGGATTGGCATTTACAATCGGTTGAGGATTAATAATATTATCTAAATCCAGTGATTCCAGTATTTTACTGTCGGAAATTTCAAAGACAGGAGCTTTTTGACTTTTTAGCAATTCAATAATTAAATTTTTGTCTGCTAGTTGTTCTTTTAAAAAAAGCAGTTCAGAGTTTATAGGAGAAACAGTTTTGATTTCAGAAATTGCTAATTTATTTTCTAATTCTTGAACAATTAGGTCTTTCTTGAGTAAGGTATTTTCTATTTCTTTTATAACCAACTCTTTTTTATGATTATTTTCTTCAAGATTTTTTATAAAATCCTCTCTCTCAAGGATGGTAGTTTTGAATTGCTCGCAAAAGGAATTTAAAATATTCACCCTTTCTTCAAACCTGTTAATTGATAAAGCTTGATCACGATTAAGATTTTCTAACTCTCTTAAGCTACTTTCTTTTACAAGCACGAGGGACTTTTGAACTTCTAATTGATCTCGGAGCTCTGTTATGGATTTTTGATGATTTTCTACGAGTAAATCTTTTGCGCAAGTAACTGTAACGATAAGAGCTTCTTTTTCTTCAATACGCAAACGCTCTGCAGATATTTGATTTTGCAGCTGGGTAATGGTGTTTTGTTTTTCAGATATAATTAAATCCTTAGTAACGATTCTTTCATTTAAAGTATTACACTCTGAAATTCTTGAATTTAAAGTTTGTTCTGTATTTACAAGACTTGTACTACTTTGTGCCAACAGGTTAGTTTGGATAGATAACTGATTTTGCAATTCTGTAATAGTATTATTTTTTGAAGCAATGATGTTATCTTTTTGAAGTAACGCAGCTTTTAATTGCTCTATCTCAATAAGTAAATTATCACGTTGTATCTGAATAGGAGCTTTCGGTAATTCTTTTAACTTCATATTGCAAACCTTAATCCTGCGGTAATATTATGAACGCCGTAATTGCGGTTGCCGATATTTTTAAGGCCGCCGATTATTCTTGCTTTATTACTTCCTAGATTAAAATAATTATAACTTACATCTAGCGTAGCCGTCTCGCTAATTTTTAAATCTACACCGCCAGTTAGTTTATAAGCAAATTTATAAAATGTCTTTTTTTGAGACTTTGCTAAAGGGACATAGACTCTATCTTCTGCTGAGAGAGCAAAACCTTTGCCAACTTCTTTTAATGTAGCAACTCCGACTCCCCCGCCAATAAAAGGAGTTATTTTACCAAGTTTAAATACATCTTTATATACATTAAGCATTAAACTATCTGCCTTTGTTGTAACTAATATTTTAAAAATATCTTTGTTCGAATTAGATGAAATTTCATGAGTATGAAATTGAAAATAATAATCAAAAAGTAGTTCAGTCCGAATAGAATCGGTTAATTTACACCCAACTCCGAATTCAATTAATGGAAAGCTGTTTGTAAGTCTAATTTTACCTTCAAAATCATGATTACTGAATTTAACTGTATGAATATGATTTATTCCTATTCCGGCTTTTACATAATATTTATTATTTGCTAAGACTGCCCCTGAAAATAATAAGCTAGTAACAGCAATTAATTTGATGAGTTTTTTTAACATTTTAAATCCCTTTATTATCGTTAGTTAATACAAAATCAAGTAAGGCAAGACTATCGGCCTCATTATCGTCTACAGGATTAAATCCCTTGTTTTTAATGGCCGTTATTACGGACTGCTTATCGGCATTTCCTTTACCGGTAATATGTTTCTTTATCGTACCGACAGGTATGCCGGAGTAGGGTATTCCGTGATGTTCGCACCATGCAGTCAAATGGGCAACGAATCCCCCGTATTTATGGGCAGCGTCTATCCCCTTATGGGCCCTTACTTCCTCAAAATAAATCACATCAATAGCTCCAAGTGTTTGTTTAAAATCGGTAAGCCATCGTTTAAAACGTAAGTATGGCATGCCGCCCCCTTCAAATCTTCCGGTTTTAAAACTGGCAGTTCCTGAAGTGATTTTGCCGGAGTTATCGCACGTAGCGAAGCCGGTAGTAGTACCAAGGTCTAGAGCTATGATAATTGATTGCCTCATTTCCCAAGCTCTTTATCAATTTCTAATTCTTTCTCAATTATTTCTTTGGCAATTTCTTCTAAAGGATTATAAAAACCAAACCAGTATATCAAGCCGATGCCTAGTAGAGCGACAAAAAGAAGGACTATGTTACGCATAATTTTTTCTTTTTAATTATAGCACGTAATAGTTAGAACCTTAAAAAATCGTAATTATTTACAAATTATTATTTTCTTGTGCAAGCATTACTAAATAGGCTTTCTTTGCCCATTCTTCCCAGCTTTTAAAGGCAAGTTCTCCATCCTTTTTACGAACGTCTTTATAGGGACTTGGTACTCCGGCAGTCATAAATGGCTCGAATCCGATTAAGTTTTGCGCCCATGCTGCCCATTTTGTTTCATCATGGAGGATAGGAAGAGGGAAATCCGAGTAATCATCACAAACAGTAGCTGCCCAGTATTTAATGCTAATATATTTGGGATAAACGCTAATCATGGCCTACCGTCATCTATTTCAGCTAAAACAAAGGTAGTTCCCATCTGATAACCGGAACCGATACCTTCTGATTTGAAGGTAAAATTAATGTTTCTTCCCTGTATACGTTCGTTAATAGCAGGTCTAATAATATTCTCTAGTTCTCTGTCCTCAGTAAGGTTATAAGTAGCTGTTACAGGAGTACTTGCAGGATATTCATATGTATTAATGCTAACAGTCATTTTTATTTTTTTTGTACCTACAATATTAGGCTCTATTCTCTGTATAGATATGTTATAATCAATACCCGCTACCTGTTTTTGTGGATTAAAAGTAGCATAAGAAATTATAGGCGTGGTGAAGAAAGAAGGAATAGCTTTAACCTGCTGATCTACTTCCTTATAAAGATTGACCTGATCATTTCCGACTTCATGTTCCCAGACGTAACTGTTATTATCACCTTCGTAAGGAGTCAAATTTTTGCCTACAGTGTACATATTACCGCCGGTATTATCGAAATAACCTGCTGCCCGTTCTATGCCGGTATCATACCAGGTATTATCTACAACATTGTAAATAACGGCTCTGGTACATCCAACATTAGCATCTTTCCCTTTTTCAGGATAGAACCACCATATTTCATCTCTGCTTACGTTTTTGACGCCAAAGACCCTCTGACGTTTACTCATATCGATAGTATCGAAAAAAGTCTGACGATTAAGATTATTTTCAAGCGGAAGAACTACGCCGTTGAATACAAAAAATCTTTGTGTTCCCGGCCAGTAGAATATTCCGTCATATTCAACTACGCTATTTGAAGATAAAATGGAGCTATCTCTTGATAATACCTTCTTGCTAAAAGAAAGATCATCAGGATCATCAATGACCTGATTATTGCTACCTGTAGTATTGGTAATAAGAACAACAGAGCCGAGTGTCCAGAAGATTATAGTCGGCGAGTTTGCTCCTCCTCGCCATTCTGCACCGTAGATTACTTTATCGGTGCTAATATTGATGGAATATTTATCTTTAAAAAATAAGAAAGGTTTTTGCAAGTCAGTCTGCTCTCCTGATTTGTCTGCGGCAATCGAAGACCACCTAACTAGGCCGTTGTTACCATAGTAAAATAATCTACTTCCCACGTAGATCATTCCTCCTGTTGCTTCCTGTAAAACAAAATCAGGAAAATTTACCTGAAAAAAACCATCGGTAGCTTCCTTTGCCAAGATACTAGAAATAGCTTCGCTGCTATTAATATCCGTGTAGTTTTTCATACCCAGACATAATATCATTTGCGTTGGAAGGCTATTGATAATGCTTATTACTACCACAAATTGTGTCAAGGTATTGGTAGGATTAGTGAATTTCTTAAAATAAGTTAAGGTTTGACTACCAATATTGTTATAAGTAGCATCTATTACGCTATATTTATGTTGCTGAGTAACAAGAGAAACCCCGACTAAAATGTGTTTATTCCCATCGCTATCATAGTATATAAGAACTGCGGTTGGAGTAGAGCTAGGTGGTAACAGTTCAGGTATAGTCTGTATATATAGTACATAATTTTTCATTCCACCGATGTTTTGGGGTTGTCCTCTAAAAAACCTGACCCATTGCCCACGCGAGCAGTAACTTCCTTGAAAAGGAGAACCATCACGGAGTATTCCAGGATTATAGATAATAGGAAACATCTGTTTTTGTGTAGCCATAAATTACCCTACGTCTCTTTTTACGCTGCGATCAATGTAACGATCTTTTGTCAGGTTGTTAGCAGCAGTTAAGCTTTCCTGATATAACTTTGTATAGACAGGCATTCTCTGATCATCCTTTAAATAAATAAGAGCCTCTAAAAAGGCAGCATAGAATAGAAGATCAGGGTAATAGTCCGTTAGTATGTTTGTTTGATTCTCATTTGTAATCAAGTCTGGTCGCCCGTTATATATTAACCGATAAACATTATTTTGAGCAGGAGTTGGGCTTATAAAAATTCTATCATAAGGCTTAGTATTCGGTTGTATTTTATCGGCATAAAATAGCGGTGGATTATCAATAGTAGCGGTATCGACATTCGGCCAATAATTTATGCAAAACTCATAACTTCTTGGAAATAAAATTACATTATTAGTAAATAGGGATTCAGGCGTTCCATAGCTTAGAGAGATAGTTTCCTGCCAATCGGGAGGTTTTGAGATATTAGCATTATTTGCCTGAAACTGACCGTCAAATGCCTTTTGAAAACCTGTGGTATTTAGCTCCTTCCAGATTTTCTGCTGTCCCATCTCAATAAAATAGGGAATGGCGGCAGCAAATTCAATGCTACCTCCTCTATTGGCATAAGCTATTATTTGGTTTAAAAGAGTAGTGTAATTCATATTCAGTTACGACTAATATCATTCATCAATTTTTTGTTATAATCATCACCTAAATCGTAAATACCAACTGCAACAATTTTACTTAGAGTTATATAATCTGTTTTTTTAAGTTATACTGTCTCAGTATATGCAATTATGAACCAGTTAGTATATCCCAAAGGTGTATAGTTCCCTACTATCTGTAGACAACCTCCCGATCCGATAACTATTTCTTTTTTGAAATTATCTAGGTTATCTCCAAGAGAGGTTTTAATTATCATAGAATAGCTTGCTGTTAGACTACTTGGTCGTTGTTTGAATATGAATTGCTTACCATCTGTAGCTTCTGATAATACTGGCAACGTAATAGTACAATTACCAAAGCCTATAATAAAGATATCATAAATAGTAGCCTGATAACTAGCTCCATCATTTATAGCTAGAAAACTTGGTGCAAAAAAAGGCGGCATAAACTCTTTCCAGTATGAATCTTGTCTAACATTTAGTTTTTTTGTATCTGTATTATAAATTACTAATCCATCTTGAGGATCGAGAAGAGCATCTCGCTGAGTAGTTGTCATTCTTGCATGCAGTAAACCTCCTTCGCTTGAATTTATTTCAAGAAGTGCTGATGGAGAAGAAGAGCCTTCGCCAAGTTCGCCGTTAATGATAGTGCATACCCTGCTATCTGCTCCTGTTCCTTGCATTTGAAACGTTACCGGTGTTAGCCCGTCCACAAGTATTACTCCTGTATCTGCAACATTGTCGTTACTGCCGAACTGCAACGCTCCAAGATTACTTAATTTATATAGAGGAATGCTATCGACGGCTTTATTTTTCCTAGCTTGTTGTAATGCAGCTATTTTAAGACCGCCGTCTTTTATTTTTTTCCCTGTTTCTCCGCTAAAAACGGCAATATTATCATCTGACGCTACTTCCGGTCCCGTTACATCTCCGGTTCCGCCGCCGCCCTCTTTCAACTCTATCCATTTATCTCTACTGTAATATTCCTCATAACCAGTATCGCTGTTAAAGATAAGTGTCCCGTCCTTGATCGGTTTTTCCGGGTTATCGGTATTAACTAAAGCATCTCTTTCTTCAGTTGTTACGATTGGAGGATTAAAACAGCTATTTTTATCTTTATAGTTAATCTGTAGTCCATTTAACTGGGTTATAGGCTTACTTGTTCCTTTATCTATCGGCATATATTCCTCATTGATTTATTCTGGGTCAGCTACAACGGTAATAGTTCCCCACTTACCTTCGTCAAAAGTCCTAAGCGTCTTGTCTAAATTCGGTTCTGTATTATCAAAATAAGTGAACCCATCTACCTGATTTTCTTCTGTTTCTACTTCTTCTTTTTTTCCTGTTGGAAATATGAAAGGAATTCCGCTACTCAGTCCTACTCCGGCAGCGGTTGTAGGAACTGCATATAAATTCTGCCATACACCTTTAATAAAAATCTGAATACAGGCTTTATCGATATTATAGATCATAGTACCCGGTTTAACCTTGACCTTCTTACTATCTACTTCATAAGCGGTAACATTTTCTATTTCATCTTTTTGTTTATCAGTAAGACAGGGAAGAGCAAAAGTAGCATTATGGTTATTAGTCCCGGTATTTTGATCGCTGGTAATAGTAAGACCGCTGAACTGAGTTATATTATCTAAATCTGCCATATATTTCCTTTTTATTTTTATTATATCACAGTGTGCTTATAGCCTTTGAAAATCGTATAAATTTAGTTAATTCAAAAAATTACATGCCTCAATAAATCGTTGTATCTTTAGAGCGTCATGCCCATATTGGATATTTGCCTCTGATCGCAAATATGCTATAGCTTCGGGTGTTGGATTATCAAGTTTGCTTAATTCCTGATCTTCAAGAAAACGTTGGAATCTGTAATAATATAGATTATTTTCAGCCCCCTTATATAAAGAGAGAATTTGAAATTTAAGCTCCACTGCATCCGTTCCTCCTTGTATAGTCAAGTTAAGACTATTAGCAAGTAATCCAAGTCCATTTTGAGGGGCTGCCCTTAAGTTATCTGATGTTGTCGTTATTTCAATGTCAGGATTAGAATAACCTGTCCCAACCGATAAAATGCAAACCTTTACTTTTTGCGGAAATAAAATATTAGAAAATGTATAGCCAAGGTCGGTAGGATTATTCTGGTATAGTCCCCCATCGATGAAGAAAGTATTGGGGTCGGCTCCCTGAATGACTGTTGGACGAAAGTATACTGGTGCAGAGGCAGTCGCAACGGCAACATCGACACATGTGTATTCTTGACCGACAGTAAAGTTTTTAATTAGAACATTAGAAAATTGGTAATACTGACTACTTGTAATATTACCATATGGAAAATTAACTTTATCACTACTTGGCCCAGTTCCACCTTGAAATCCTACGGCAGTAATTAAAGTATTAGTTTTTAGTTGGAACATTTTGGTAGTGCCTAAAGCTGTATTTAAAGCACTCCGTAGAGGTTCTTGGTTGTAAATATAAGGTTCTACTCCCGGAACTGCCAGTACAGTTCCTAAAGTAGCAGCTCCTGCCGGACCGAGAGGTTGCAAGGGATTAACTCCCGCTCTAATAGTAAAAATGCTGTCTGCGTTAGTCGTTAATAAATTAATAACATTAGTAGGAGATAAACCATTTGAATATGCTATAGATTGAACACCGCCGATACTTGTTCCGCAAATAATATCAAAATACTTCCATAATTCATTACCATTAATTCCTGCATCATTACAAAATTTCTCTAGAAATGTCGCAGAGAACAACCCTCTAATACCGCCTCCATCTAAAGACAAAATACGTATTATACGCATACTTTTTACTAAATAGGGAATATAAAACAAGTAAATAGCAGTTACTTTTTTAAGGTAACCGCTATTTATCGTAGCTATAGAAATTAATACTCTATGATAATAACACCGCTGCCGCCAATACCGCCGATACCTGCTGTATTTTTGAAAGCACCGCTACCGCCGCTTCCGTAAAGCCCTGCATCTCCGTTTCCTGAAACAACGACACTACTTCCACCGCTTGCAAGAGATGAATTACCACCTTTTCCTGATCCTACTGTTGAAGATGTTGAACAGTTATCGCCTCTTTGACCCGGAATATTAATATCCCCGCCGCTAGCTTCTCCACCGGCTCCTCCTAATTGTATTGCCGTGCTATTAGCAACAACACCATTACTTCCTGCATTAGCTGTAAGTGAAACTGTGCTACTAGTAAATGTTGATGCTTCTCCAGCACTTCCAACAGAATAACTAGACGAAGCACTAAGGTCGGTTATGTACTTGATTACAGTACCACCGGCACCTCCTCCTGTTCCAACTGCAGTAGTAATAGAAGTGTTACCTCCATTTCCACCGCCTCCAATTACAGTAACCTTACCTTTTGTTACTCCTGCTGGTAATATTCCATCTAAAGAACCTGTACCAGACTCTAATACAATCATTCCATGAAGGATAGGATTACCACTGATAACACTAGTTGCTCTACCATAACCATCAAAAGTTATACTTGATGGATTTGTATAAGTTCCTGCTTCAACAGTTGTATTAGCTAGACTTACGATAGGGTTAGCAACATCGGTAGAATCAACGTCTATCTGACCTTCTGTTCCAACAACCGAATCTACCCCACTTGCACTTGAACCATTGCTAGCAGCAGTAATCCTACCTTGAGCGTCTACAGTAATGTTTCCAGCAGTATATTCTCCCGCTTCAACAGTTGTATTAGCTAGACTTACGATAGGGTTAGCAACATCGGTAGAATCAACGTCTATCTGACCTTCTGTACCGACAATAGAGTCTACAGTTCCGATGTCTCCTGAACTCGCAGAAACAATCCTACCTTGAGCGTCTACAGTAATGTTTGCAGCAGTATATTCTCCCGCTTCAACGCCGGTATCAGGTAGCTCAATATTAACATCAATAGGATCGATATTATCAACATAAATAGTATTGTTTCTACTGATTATGGAAGATAAATTAGGAAGCCAAGATAAATTACCTCTTCCATCAGTCATTAGTGATGCCCCTGGAGTACCTGCATCACTAGGAAAATATAAATCTTGATTAAAATTTATATTAACTAATTCAGTAAGATCAGGGCTTGCATTAATTTGCACTACCCCTTGATTAGTTGAAGTTATTCTTAATTTTCCAGATTCTGCAATATCTAGATTACCAACAGAAGCAAACGATGAAGCAGTAACAGTACCATTTAAAGTCATATTACCTGCACTATCAATCTGGGTGGTAGAGTTATTAAGTAAACTTCCATCAGCTCCCCAAGTAACTATTGAATTTGGAGTAGTTGTTTCTGGTAGTAATGTTGAGCTAGCAGAAACAATCCTACCTTGAGCGTCTACAGTAATGTTTGCAGCAGTATATTCTCCTGCTTCAACAGTTGTATTAGCTAGACTTACGATAGGGTTAGCAACATCGGTAGAATCAACGTCTATCTGACCTGCCGTACCGACAATAGAGTCTACAGTTCCGATGTCTCCTGAACTCGCAGAAACAATCCTACCTTGAGCGTCTACAGTAATGTTTGCAGCAGTATATTCTCCCGCTTCAACAGTTGTATTAGCTAGACTTACGATAGGGTTAGCAATATCGGTAGAATCAACGTCTATCTGACCTGCCGTACCGACAATAGAGTCTACAGTTCCGATGTCTCCTGAACTCGCAGAAACAATCCTACCTTGAGCGTCTACAGTAATGTTTGCAGCAGTATATTCTCCCGCTTCAACAGTTGTATTAGCTAGACTTACGATAGGGTTAGCAATATCGGTAGAATCAACGTCTATCTGACCTGCCGTACCGACAATAGAGTCTACAGTTCCGATGTCTCCTGAACTCGCAGAAACAATCCTACCTTGAGCGTCTACAGTAATGTTTGCAGCAGTATATTCTCCCGCTTCAACGCCTGTCTCGGTTAATTCAATCGTACCTGCTCCGGTAATCGGGCCTCCTGTTAAACCTACTCCCGTATCTACGTTAGTAACAGTACCGGCACTACCGCTATTACTTATAGCAAGCCAAGAACCGGCAACATGAGTAAGTAATTGACGAGTATCCGTATTATATACAATCATACCATCTTCAACGTTAGTCAAAGCATGTATTTCGGCTGTAGTCATTTCTGGAGCTTGTAATGGAGAGCCACTACTTAAATTTCTTATTCTAGACATAATTTCCCACATATCTTTATTATTGTTTAATTAAAAAGAAGTAAGCGTTTAAAACGCTGTAATTTAAAAACGTAAATATTTTTGAATTTAAAAATGATAAGCTAATACAAGCTTCGGTGACCTTTTAACGTCTAGTTATGACAAAGTAGTTTTTTAAAAGATTTAACTACAAACTACGCCTTTTAACGTCTAGCAATGACGAGAGGCTTTTTAAGCCTGATCGTAAGTTTTACTTAATTGTATTATAACAAACAGATTATTTATTTTGCAAATCGTACTCAAAAAGCAATCTTAAACAACGCATGTAAGAGTTACTATATAATCTACAGTAACTAACTTTCCGCCTTCACAGGTTACTACATTAGGTAAGGTAAAGATTAATTCTCCGCTAACCGGAAGCGGAGGTACAAAATCCGCTATTAATGCTCCCCCACCTTCAACGGGAATAGGGGTACCCGGAATAGTCCCGGGAGAATCTACCGAAATAATCCCTGCTGCTTTTAAACTTATATTTCCTGTTCCTGTGATATTAACAGTTGAGCTATTAATATTGACGTCAGTGCTGTTAATATCTAAAACAGCAGTGTTAATTGCAGCAGTTGAAGTAACATTTATTATTGCTTTATCAGCTGAAATATCACATAAATCTATACCATCTAAAGAGAAGTTAGTACCGACTCCCGTATCTAGAATTTCCATAGTTGCTAAGCTTTGGGTAGTAACAAAAAACTTATTGGCCCGAATTGCAAATATAGTGGTGTAATCTACATCTGCAAGACCTCCTACTTCTATAAATTCAGCTGCTAAATCCAGCGTAGGGGATTTTAGGTTAATGTCTGCTTCGCTAGTAAAATCAATTAGAGTAGCGGCCGTTAAATTGATCGTTGCCGAGGCGCAGGTAAAGGATATATCAGGTTTCATTGATATTGTAAGAGTTGTTACTCCGAGTTTGGTCGGATCGCCTATCTGGATTTTAGGAGCGTTAATATCCATTAAGGAACCTGCATATATTCCAACTGCTCCAGCTTTTAAAGCACCTTCTACATAATTAATCGATACTATAGGAGAATTAACCGAGAAGGAGGTTGCATCTGTAAAACTCATAACACCTGCTATAACAGTAAATGCTCCTAAATCAAAAGATGCTACACCTCCAGCAACTTCAAAAATAGATGGATGAAAGGTAACAGTAGCTAAAGAAGTAACACTACCGACTGTTAAATCATGTGATACAAATAAGTCTTTAGTAGTAATTTTTTCCTTGTTATAGATATTATCGGAGTAAACAGTAGTAATATAGGCAGTATCAATTGTAGCAATTTTAGCTTCAAGCGTTACAGTCACAATATCTGTAGCATCGATATTTACAGCATAAAGCATGTTAATATCAATCATGCCGCCTTTTAAATAAGAAGCAAGCACACTTTCAAAGCTAGCATTTCCTGCGTATATATATTCTATGGGACTTAAGCCCTCGCCTCTATTGGCAAGCTCTAAAAAAGCCGCTTTTTCTCTATCAAAACCCGGATTAAAATTATTAGTCATTACTTTAAAACTTAATTTGATGCAATGATTCTAAACGCTCTCTCTCGTCCATATTACTAACACTCTGACCGGCAAAATCAGGCAAAACAGGGGGTATATCATCACTTGTAAAGTTGATATTTTCTAAAATAACAGGAGAACTGTTGCCCACTGCCTCAGGGCCTTGCGGCGTCTCTATCCCAAACGGGCGAGGGTTTTGGACGGCTTTTGGATCACCTTTTATTTGCGGTGGTCTATTCTGCTCGTTTGGTTCATCTACAAAAGGTCTTCCGACTATTGCTCCTGTCCAGACTAACTGATTACCGCGCCATTCATATTGCTTAACCAGATCAGACCTGCTAAAGGGAAATCCTGAATAATCACAAGTTCCAATAGGTTCAATTACGTCCTTTCTAACGTAATCTCCCATTTGTGTATTTACAGGAGTGTTCTTTAAACTAGTCACTATATACCTCCAGCTTAAGCGGGACTTCCGTCGTATTATTAATTACTGCCGGACTCAGCGTTTCCTGATATCTCGTTTTTAAACCTTCTTCTTTTTCAGGGGCGTATTGTGCTGCTAGCATGCTGGCTAACCCATATATTAGAGGAGTATAAAAATATGCCGGAATATCAATGCCTTGCGTGTAATTCTCTAGAGTTTCTATACTGCTTTGACCGCTATACATTATTAAATTATACATGAGAGCGGGAGTCTGCCATATATACAAGGATGGAATCCGCTGGTAATCAACGTAGTAAATGGTAGGTCTACCGATTTGCGATTTATTTGGATAGGTGAGATATTCATATCTGGATACCTCGCTCATGGTAGTATCCTGCAGTTGGTTGTTAAAATATAGCTCGGTAATATTAAGAGTAGCTCCTCTCTTTTCGGTTATTTCGTAGGCATTACAAGGAATTAAATTATCATCAAATAAAAACCACTGCGTAATACCTTTTTTATATAAGGTTTTAGGAATAACCTTAGTATAAAGCTCCTGACCATCTGCTGCCGTTTTACCGGAAAATGTTAAGCTATACTCCGTATCTGCATTTGATTGCACACCTAGAATTTTGATCACTTGGGGAGTAGAATAAGTATAACCTATTGATCCATCAGCACTTGTTTGTGTACACGCTGTTTGAGGATTACCGTCAAATGCATTAGCAGCAATTCCTCCTGCCGAACTATAAGCTGTTCCTCTAAAATTCTGTCTTACGTTACTTCTTAGGAATACTTGAAATACTTTAGTAATGTTGCTCGGCAAAGGGTAGGACGCTTGCCCCGGAGTTAAAAAAATAGGATTTAGCTTTAATGTCCATAAGTTAACATTGGAGTTAGTCCAGTCGCTTAAGATAAAATTGATAATATTAAGTGCTGAATTATATTGCTCGGCAGTTACCATGCTTAGAGGCATACCTATTAACTCGTAAGCCTTTCTGATAATCAGCTCTGCTTTTATGTTACTAAAGCTATAACTTCCACTAGTTGCCGGCATTTTACTTTCCTCTTTAGTTACAATTGCAGGAATTGGGCTTTTAGAGATGAATTAGTATCGTTTTTAGTAATTTTAATTAGTAAGTTCTGGGCTAAATTATTACTGTTGATTAATTCCGCTTTACTTGATGGTTCAACAAAAGAAATAAAGTTGCCGTTAGCATCGCTTGTTAAATAATCATATTTGCCTAGGCCTATATTATTTTTTAAGGATAGAAATATCTGATAACTAGGAGGATTAATTTTGTTTGGTATTATATTTAAGGCATAATTTATAAACGCTACGTTTTGCTTAACAGTATTTAATAGAATCATTGGAAAATATCCAACAGAAGCAACGCCGACTTGAAGAGTAGAAGCTGTAGTATTGCTTGGAATTATCTGCAGTAATGTATCAAAGCAGTTGACGCTTGTAACTGTTGCATTATTTGGTCCTGCTAAAGTTTCACTAATAAAAACCCCATTCTGATAACCGGTAATAAGAAAATTAATACCTGAAAGATCGGAAACTGAATTAAGCGTAACTCTTGGAACAATGTTAAAATCATCAACAAAGTTAACTGTTCTTGTGATTTTATTAACATAAGAACCATTTAATAGCAGTGGAATATTTGCAGTTGGTTTTTGATCAAGAGCTATCCCATTTTTAAGGCTTGTATCCGGCCAATTGTATTCGTAAAATTGAGACATGATTATCCTTCCTTTTTATCCATTCTTTGCAAGACTTCTCTATAACCGTCAATCTTTCCTTTAGATAAAATCAACAAGTGAGTCAGTTTTTTATTTTCTTCTTTGTAAAGATTTATTTTTTCTAAAATACCTGCTTGAATCAGAACAAGCTTTTGATGTTC